GTTCCAGCTTTGCCACTTGAACCGCTAGAACCGGCTTTACCGCTTGATCCGCTAGAACCAGCCGCACCACTTGATCCGCTAGATCCAGAACTGCCACTTGTATTTGGTCCGCTATTACCAGCAGATTGAGAATTCGAACTAATCGAATTCCAGTCAGACCCATCGCTAACTATTTCAACAACTTCGTATTGACTTAACACATACGAAGACTGCCCATCTATCAAATCTGGCAAATTAGTATTTAAAGAAACAACACCAGTTCCTTTATTTTTTATATAAAAATATTTTCCAGAATAATCTGATACTGACGGTATATTTATAGCAACAGAAGAATTAGAATCTACAACAATTACGTCGTCTCCAGAAACTAAAGAATAATTTCCACTCTTTACGGAAACGTCTCTTAAAATAGAAACGGAAGAAAGATTTAGATTACCAGTATGGTTCGATGCATCTAAATAAAAACTTCCACTCTGACCGTTCAGTTTATAAGAATCTGCCGCAGTTGCATTTTTGGGCAAATAGAGGGCAGCAAATACTCCAGTATCAATATCAACAATAGTAAAATAAGTTCCTGTTGTACCGCTGATACCAGTTCCTTCTGATCCTATATAATAAATTGGCATTTTTTAAAAAATTAAAAAACAGAAGTAGTTTCTACACTAGCGTTCCATTTAATTGTTGTTGAATTTTCTCCTTTTACCTCTATGTGAAAATAATTTACACCTGTATTTTCATTAATATAAACTGCCCAAGAACCAGAAGAATCATCTGCAACGCCGAAAACTTGACTAACTCCTACTTTCTTTGCCAAACCAGTTTTATTTGCTATTAAACATTTATAATACCAAGCAGCTGCTTTAAAATTAGCCGTGTCAAAGGCTGAAATTTCTCCTTCAAAAAAAACAGCGTAACCACTCGGAACCAAAAGAGAATTTGGATTATTTGTCGATAATTCTAATACACTAGAGCCAGTTGAAACTCCACTTAGATTAAAAGCTCCAGAAAGAGCGTTATATTGATCGCTTGATAAATGATAATACTCTCCACTAGCGCCGCCCTGCAAACCTAACAGCGCATTGTGGAGATTAGAAATATCAACAGATGATACTGTTGATTGAATCCCGCTAGAAACTTCAACAACAGATATTTCTGTCTGATTGCCAGATACCGTAACTTGTATGATATCGCATGACATTATAATACTCCTAGTGAAGTTATGTTAGTTTCAACTTCGACGTTTCCTTTTAAGACTTTTTGTATTGTATTGTCCGAGTATCTAACCATCACATCATATTTTAATGTTCCAGGATGCAGTAAAGCTGTTTGATCTGGAGTCATAAATAAATTTACAATTCCACTCGGCTCGTTTGCGATAACACAGCCTAAATTTTGAATTACTGGAAGATAATAATCTTGTCTTATCTCAGAATAAACAAATGCGTCTGTTAGATTTATGGGAACGCCATTTGCATTTTTTAACTGAATACTAATATTGTAATTAGTATTTCTTTGAATGCATAAATCATATGATGAAGCGGACATGGTGGCACCTTTTTCCTCTTAAATTTACACAAAAAAGCGCACCGTGATGATGCGCTTTTAAATATAAAATTTAAAAAATTTTAAACCCCTGTTCCAGTCAACGTTAAAACTTCATAAACCATATTTTTTGCAATAGTTTGTATTGGAGCGGCTTGATAATAATTATAAGCATAAACAAGCTTATTTAACTCCTCAAGATGATCCTTTGACAAGGCTCGAAACTGCTTACTGACTTCATTTCCATTCACAAAAGTGACAGAAGAATCTTCATCGGAAACGGAAACAATATTATTTGTAGGAGACGAAGATCCTATTGTTTTAATTGCATTTCTAGACTTCTTTTTGTAATAGCTAGCCAAATAAAGATGCTTGAAGATATCTTGCTCTTCTCTAGCGAGGTCTATTCCTGTGCCGCTATAAGAAGTAAAAATCAAATTGTTTAACTCTCCTACGTTGGCATTAAGCCAGCCAGAAATAGAGCTTATATTTGTTTCATTCGTGTCAGCATCAAATTCGTAATAAAAAATATCACTAGCTATTTGTCCTAAATTAGCCATTTAAAATTTTATTTAATTTTTCTTTTTGCTCTTCTGAAAATAAAGCTTTTGCTTGAGGCTGTGGGCTAAAATGTGTTCTACTTCTAACATTCTGAGTGTCAAACTGCTGCATCAAACGTTTCTTTAAAACTGGTCTAGCGCCAGATGGATCTACTTTTAGCTTCATAGCCAAACTTCTGATTTCTTCACTAGACATTCCATCTAAATTTTCTTCAAAAATTCTTCGATTAGCTGTGCCGAAGATGTTGATTTCTCCAATGCCGAGAGCGCTCTCTAATTGACGTATTTTTTTTCTATATTCAGGAGAATTTTTATCTTGAATAGAGTTAATTTCGTCAATTAAGCTTTTCTTATTTTGTTCAGTAGATTGTCCAGTAGATATCTCCATACTACATATTACTTTAATCTTTACACTTTTCTAAAAGAGAAAGAATAAAAAACCCGCCCATTTCTGGGCGGGTTTGTTAATTTTGTGTTGTTTGGTGTTAGACGATCTTTCCGACGAGAGCGCGGGTATCAAGGATGATACGACCCTCTTCCATCGAACCGAAATAACCAATCTTGTTCTGACGAATGCTGTATTGGTCATCGGCAACCAGAGTAAACTCGGAGTTTGAATCTGGATCGGTAGCGACAACACGGAGAAGAGACTCGCGTGAACGGTCGATACCAACGAGGATTTCGGTGTTAGCGCCATCGAATACAGCGGAACCAGCACCAGCAGCAGTTGTGTAAGCTGTGGAGGCGGCAGCTGTGTCGAAGATGGTGTTGAATTTCTGGCCTTTGCCCATTTCATTGAACTCAAGGATAGAAACACCATAGAAGCTTGGGATGCCAGCGCTGCCGTAAACGGCCATACGCATTGCATCTGGAGCGGCAATACCTACTGTTGAACCAGCCTCTGTGCCAGTGGTATCAGTGATACCAGCAACAGTGTTGATTGGGTTGTAGGCCATAGCGCGGATCTGCTCAACGATTTCTGGCGAAACCAGAAGATCGGTCAGACCTGTGCGTCCGCCAGTGGCGGGTGTGCCTTTAGCCCAAGAGGTATTGATGCGTTTTGCGAGTGTCAGAAGCTCGTTCAAGTCAGCAAGCAGGAAACGACCAGCTTGATTTGAGCGTTGAACGTGAGCTTTGCCATTTGTGCTAGCGTTGGCCAGAGCAGCCATTACCAGAGTGGCGGAAGTGCGCTCCTGCTTGAGGAGGATTTCCTGAGCCATACGGGTGAATGTCTTAGCGACAACGTCCATACGATGCTTGGCGGCATATTTACGGTCGAATGAAAGGGCGCTATCTAATGTATAGGTAGCAACTTTCATCTCCGATACTGTGGGAAGGACTTGGTTTGTGGGAAGTCCACCAGCTACAGACTGTGAATATACGGTGATGTAGTCCTCGTCGTTAATGTCGAAATAAAGATCGAGGGGGATGCTGGGATTATCGTCAGCGTTGAACGGAAGAGTTGAGAACAGGTTGCTCAGTGTAGGAGCGTTGTTAACAACTTCCGCGAGAACGGGACCGATAAACTCAGCGAGTGCGACTTGAGCATCATAAGCAACAGTGCGATTGCGGCTAGCCATTGCTTTGATAAGCTCAATTTGTTCTGGAGTGCGCTTTAATGTGATTTTCATTTAAGATAATTCCTTTCTTATTACATGCGCAGACCAACTACGGCGAATGTACCGGAGAACTGGTCGTTAAGGTTTGCTGTTGAGGTGAGTGGTGAGCGGGTGCCTGTACCGAGTACAAGACCGAGCTTACCAGCGTCATCATGGGCGCAGCCTGTTACTTTACCGGCGCTGGCGGAAAGCTTGAATGCGTCACCAACGGTAAGAGTACCGTCGATAGCCGCTGGTCCAAGTGTAAATACGCCGCGTGTAGCGACTGGTACAGCTTGACCAGGGAGAACGCACATAAGCTCTTCAGCCTTCTGGCGATAATAGAGAAGCTTTTCACCGTTTTCATCAGTTTTTGCTGTCTGACGAAGAGTGATGCCAAGGCAGTTTGTCAGATCGCCAGAAGCGGCGGGAGTGACTTTAAGATTTACCTTGGGGTATGAGTTTGCACCGACGAATGGATAGTCGGTTTTGCCGAGATAAGAATCAGAAGCGTAAGAAACTGGGTCTAGGTCAAAGTTGCCAGCGGAAACTTTAACGAAAACACCAGCATCACCGCCACCAACTCCTGTGACGCTATCGTTGACGGAGGCGTCAGCGAGAGCATACATATTTACTACATCATGATCGTCGTATTGACGAAATGGTAATAGACGAAGTGCCATATTATTTTCCTTTAGTGTTGTTTACAGTTAATTTTTATTATTTAGAATAGCTTACGCTAATATTTTCGCGAGAGAAAGCTTTTGCGAACTTCTCACGGAAAGATTGTTCGACAGCGATTTTGCTATCGGGAGCTTTGTTGGTAGCTGTTGCGTTTTCGAGCGCAGCGGTAACATCAGCTTTTTTCTCTTCTGTTTTTACCTCTGCATTTGCAGTGGTAGAAGCTTTGCTGACTTCCTTGAGGCGAGCCTCAACTTGCTCCGCGATTTTCTTTTCGATCTCAGCGACCTGAGCCTTGATAAACTCTTTGTTCTTGTGCTTCCAAACAGTAGCAAATTTTTCTTTGTATGAAGCGAACGACTCTTCGGCGGCATCAAGAGCTTGAACTTCTGAGAGGATAACTTTACGATCCTCATCAGAAAGATCATAGGCAGCATCAAGTTCGCCAACGCGAGCATTCAGGCGAGCTACGGCCTCTTCTTGAGCTTTGGCTTCTTTAATTTTGTTAAGCTCTTCTTGAGTTTTAGCAAGTTCAGCCTTCATTGATTCTACTGAAGCGACAGTCTCATTGTAAAGCTTCTCAGCTTTTTCTTTAGCTTCTTTCTCAGAAGCAATGGAGTCGCGGTACTCTGCATCTTTTTGCTTGATAGCTTCTGCGAATTGGCTGGTCATTGAAGCAACAGCCTCTTCACCGAACTTCTTCTCAAGAAGAGCAGACTTTAATTCTGCGATTAATTTTTCTAAGTCCATATGGTTTATATTTTTTACATTTTTTATTGTAAAAATGGAATTTGATTTTTTATTTGATAGGAATGCGGCCACTTCTTGCTTGTAATCAGCAGAAGAATCTTCCATCTCTAAATCCTCGTTCATTTCTTCATTTTCTTCTTCGTCTTCTGAGCTTTTCAGAGAGAACGTTGCATTTTCATCCAGAGATACAACTCCTTTTACTTGGGCAGCTGGATTTGTAGTAAAGCCTCCACCAAGAGGATATATTTCTCCAACAATCAAACGATAAATTGGAGTTCCGTCTTTCATTTTGCCAGAACCACCCTTGGCTTTTAAAAATTGGGAAAGCTCTTCTACTTGATTAGGATCTGTAACAATTTCAGCTTCTTTTAATTTCTGGCTTCCAATTGCTAAATAATAATTACTAAAACCAATTTCCCAGCTTGCAGAAATAGAATTATTGAACGAATCGTTGATGTCGGAATTTCTAAGCATCAACGAAGTGAATGCTTTATCTACTGTTCTGTATATAACCCCAGCGACAGAAAAATAAAGTGGGTCTAAAGTTTTAGCCGCATCAGAATCATCTAAGAATTCATTTGTATCAATTTTGTTAAAAGAATAATTAGTTATATGCCCTACTACTCGTTTTTTGTTATGCTCAATATTTAAATATTTGTGCAAAAATCTTTTTGCAATTTTGGACGCAGTAACTCCAGAAATACCGTCTCCATTGTTGTTTATCATATTTGGAACAGCAAGATTAAACGATACTCCGAGCAAATCAGGATTATCTTTTAAATTTATATTTGGAGATAGCTTTTTTAGCTCTTCCAACGAAGCTTTTGATACTTGAAATTTTTCGTCTCCAAACTTATGGCAAGCGATGGAAATCCCATCTAATTTCGTTCTATATTTAAATGCCATATTTTATTTTACAGTAGAATGGTGCAAAATAGCCGCAGAATATTCGTCTAATTGAAATTCATCTGCTACTTTTACTACTTCATTCATTGGCTGCAATTTCTCTATTTCATCAAAACTAGCCATGCACTTTTGAATATTAGCGACCCAATCATCTCTACTGCTTGACGCTATTACTTTTTTGCAAAGAGTTTCTAAGTTCTCTTTTTGAGTTTTGTTTAATTTTTTAACGCTAAATTTTTTAGCGGCAAAGTCTTCAGAAGCTTTCATGAAAGCGTCTATTTCATAAATTGTAGATTGTATATCCTTGCGTGAAGCTGTTGCGCCAATTGGCCTACCTGCACCAGATTCTTTTGGAGCCGCAGTCGGAGTTGGAGTTGCTCCTTGTACCATTGGAACTCCACCAACAATAGGATTGTAGTAACCCTTTTCTCTATCTGTCACAAGCTTATTTTGAGCGGCGTCCATATCATCAACATTTGGCAACTTACCATTATTAATAGACTCAATGCCTTGTTGTGGCGTAAGGATTCCAACTTCCATCAAGCGGCTAATTGTTCTCATGTATTGCACTTCGTCCTTGAGGTCAATCTCGCTAAACTTGGCTATTGGATAAGATCTAAATCCTAAATCTTTTGATATACGAATAATTTCTGGTTGAAGAATATCATTCAAAAACGCATTGCGAGCTTCTTTTAATCTTTCCATAAAGAAGCCTATTTTTGCGCTTTGACCATTATATTTATCATCACCAAGCATTACGTTCATCAAACCTTCTTTAATATCTTGGTTCAGTATTTTGTATTTTTCTTCTCCAACTACTTTTTTAAGATCTGGAATTACAAAGTCTGCTTTGGTGGTATAATCCGAAACAAGAACGCGACCCACACTTTCATTCATAAATAAGTTTTGCATGGCGACCATATTTGCTGGATTAATTCCGCCTTTGTCTGGCTCCGCTCCCATCGTGATCAATAGAATAACATTTTCTACTGTTCTAGCGATTGCTTGATCAATATGTTTTAATTCTATTTTGGCATTAACATCCTCAAGAACTGGATAAGCAAATGGGATAGCGAATGGTTCATAATCTTGCTTTTTGTAAAATGAATAAAGCAAAAATTTTGGATCAAGCTTCATCTTCAAACCATCGCGGAAATATTGTTTGCTCTTTATTTGGTCCTGAACTTCTTGAGGAAATCCTTTTAATAATTCAATGTCTTCATCGGTTTTTGGATTTTTTAACCTTTCAAGCTCGTATTCTGATAATACTTTTTCGTATACAGCCTCCGCGAATGAACTTGATATCTTTGCTACAATATCGTATGGGTTAATAAGAATATAGCGAAGAGGAACTTGGTTATTCACGATTCCATTTTCGCTTAAACCAGAAAGTAGTTTAAAGTCTTCTGCATTAAATTTTCCATCTATGCGGTAATAAAAAATATTACCGCTACGATAGTATTCGCGAAAATACTGGTCTTTTAATTTCCAAAGCTTTATTTTTTTAAACCATTTGTTGAAAAATTCTCTGCTGCGCTCGGTTCCGCCTTCTAAATATATATCTGTATTTGCGAACTCGGTGGCGATGTCTATTGTATTTCTAACAATTGCGACATTAGCATAAGCCTTTTGGCAGAGTAAAATTGCATCTCTTACGTCAACGCCATCTTTAGAGAAGTCATAAGGAAGCATTCCCTGACTTAAAAGAGCGTACCTTCTAATATTGGAGTCTGTGCCATTTGCGGGAACTCTAATCTGAGTAGACTTGCTGGCGGCAGTTGATCTTGATGCCTTAGAAATATCAGTGAAATAAGAATCTCCAACTAGCTTTGGTTCAAAATTATTTTGACCGATAGGCTGTGGGGCTTTAAATCTATTCCAATACTCTGACTTTTTATTATATTCTCTTGGCATTTTATTATAATAAA